GTTTGTGTTAGGTAGCGATAGTGTAGTGCAAGATATGCTTATGCTCAATGCACAATGGGATGTGGAATACGAAGGCGTTGTGTTAATCTATCCAAGCGATATTAATGCAGAAAACTTTGTAGATAGTGTCGAATATGTTAATAATTTATTTTATCGCCATAGTGGATTGCTTGCACTAGAAGATCATCCACAGATTCCAGAAACGATTGCAGGTTTGCGATTTAATAATCACAAATATGCGGTGGTTATTGTTCAACGAGCAGAGAAATTAAGTAAGGCAAGTGAAATGTTAGCGAAGCGTGGTTATTATAAAAATTGGTCACAACAGGATTTAGATGCTGTTATTGGATGGAGATGGTAATGTATAATGTATATAATCATTGGGATAAACTTAAGGTATGTGCAGTCGGTCGCAGTTATCCGCCTGAGTTTTATAGTTTTATTAATAATCCACGTTTGCGATCTTTGTTTGAAAAAATAGCAATAGAAACAGAAGAAGATTATCAGGGATTAATTAATAAATTGCATGAATTTGGTGTTGAAACAGTTCGTCCAAATGTCCCAAATATTGTTCCAGAAAAATATTACAATAGTGGGCTGCGTATTCCTGGTCCTATAAGTATGAATCCACGAGATCAAATTATTATGATAGGTGAAGATTTTTTTATTTTTCCTTATCAATATGTTGCAAGTAAAGTAAGCGGTAGAATTGATCCACATAATATTATTGATAAAGTTAATAATGTAAAGGAATGGAACCTCAATACCAGCCAATTAATTGATTGGTGGAAACCTATTATTGAAAAATTAGAAAGTAATGGCAGCACACTATTAGATTATAGTAATAAAGAAGATGACATGCTAACTAAAGCACTTAAAAATATCTATGTTAATGGTATAACAAGAATTGGACGTGATTTATATTTTGGAACACGCGACGAAATGGATAGTCGAACAATGTTATCTGCAAAATTACTAGTGAAACAATATTTGCGAGAAAAAAATTATAGAGTGCATTATATTTCTACTGGCGGACATGTTGATGGTTGCTTTACTCCAGTTAAACCAGGTTTAATTATAAGTGCATCGGATATGGATGCTTACGATAAATCATTTCCTGGATGGGAAGTAGTACGTGTTAGTGACAATAGAAGAAGACTTGATGGTTGGTATGATTTAAAAAAGAAAAATAATGGCAAATGGTGGATAGCCAATAGTGAAAACGATGATGTATTAATTGATTTTGTAGAGTCATGGCTTCAAGATTGGATAGGATACGTTGATGAAACCTCGTTTGATGTAAATTCATTAGTAATTGATGAAAAAAATATTTTAGTAGCTGCTTATAATAAAGCTGCATTTGACGCATACGAACGTCATGGTGTAACACCACATATTGTACCGCTTAGACATCGTGAATTTTGGGATGGTGGATTAAGCTGCATCACTGCTGAATTACATCGTGAAGGCGTTATGCAAGATTGGTTTCCAGAAAGAGGATAATGTGTTACAAGTTTATCAGCATTGGGATAAGCTAAAAACTTGTATCGTAGGACAGGCTTATCCTCCGCAATTTTTTAGTTATATAAAAAATCCACGTGTTCGTAATGTATTTGAAAAAATAGCAATAGAAACAGAAGAAGATTTTCAAAAATTAATAAAGCTACTTGAAAGTTTCAATGTAAAAGTTTTGCGTCCAAATATTTTAGATAATTTTGAGCATTATTATAATACAACAACTCAACGATATAGCGCACCAACTGTTTCTCCACGTGACTATTGTGGTATGATAGGCAATGAATTTTATTGGGATAATAACCATGCTTATAGTAAAAATTTTATAGTAGATTATACGCCAGAACATGAACACATTTTAAATTTTATTAAAGATAACAATAATACGATTATAACTGGACATGAAATTAATACCGCATCGGTCACAAGAGTGGGAAAAGATTTATTCTTCGGCACCACTTTTGATTTGCAACCTTGGTGGGAAAAAATAAAAAAACCAAGTTGGCCAAAATTAATACCAGAAAATGTATTAGAATATTATACTTCAAATAAACATTATTTTATCGATCATTTCTTAAAGAAAAATTCAGAGTCAGCCAAAACAGCATACAAGGAATCAGTTGAAGAAATGATCGTAACTGAGTTATTGGAAAAAACTAAATTATTTCCCAATAATCGTTGCCATGTATATGACACGGGCGGACATATCGATGGAGTATTTTGTCCTGTTGTGCCTGGATTAATTGTTTCACGAACAGATTTTGATGGTAATTTTTCTACAAATTTTCCTGATTGGGAAGTGTTTGAAATAAACACAACGTTTGACGCATTAACAAAATTTAAAAAACTTCGTGCAAAAAATAGTGGAAGATGGTGGGTACCTGGTGAGGAAAACAATCATGAATTTACAGATTTTGTTGAAGAATTAAGCAATCATTGGGTTGGTAATATAGAAGAAACTTCTTTTGATGTTAATATGTTAGTAATTGATGAAAAAAACGTTGTGTGTAACAACCACAATAAAGAGATGTTTGATGTTTTTAAAAAATATAATATTACCCCGCATGTTATTGATTTTAGATACCGACACTTTTGGGATTGTGGATGGCATTGTGCCACTAATGATATTGATAGAGAAGGCAACCAAGTGGATTATTTTCCAGAAAGAGAAATAAAATGAACATTTATAATATATGGGCTAACATTAAAGAAGGCATTACTGCCGAAGAATTTGTGCAAAAAATGAGCGCATATTTAGATCGTCTTGTTGAAACTAATAATATGGAACGTTATCGTATTATGAGAATGAAACTTGGATTTCGGTCTATGGATATTCCTGAGTTTCATATTATGATGGAATTTACAGATATGGGACAACTTGATCGTGCAATGAGCAATACGCTTAAAGACGAAAAAACCGACACATTACATGTCGGTTTTAATCAATGGGTAGATATAGATACTATACAGCATGCACTGTATCGAGATTTTCCAGATTAATATTCTCGTACTTCAAGAATATCTTGTGGTTTAAATCCCATTTGGTTTTGTTCAAACCGAATGCAAGCTACCTCAAAATTTCTGGCAATGCAATCAAACACACCGCCACATTCCATCTTAAATGTAAAACGTTTCATATCAAACTCCCTTTGCTACCATTGCATCATCATACCGCTCAAGGGCATGACCAAGTTCTTCATACATTGCACGATCAAGATTATCTGCATAATCACGAAGGTCATTTGCAATATAATGAATTTCTACGAGCGTATCTGCCTGTGAAATCTCAAGGCGCTTGTGCCGTGCAAGTACGGACTCAATACGTGCGGCGAGAGAAGTTGCTTCATTGACGGTCATGTAAAATCTCCATTGCTTATATTCTTACAATAGCATATATTTTAGGATTGTCAAGCATTATTTTTAATTTTTTCCAACAATAATATCACTAGACATAGGGGGTTTTGGCAAATTTTTGACTACATCTAGTACTTTGGCGAACCATTTTTGGTGTATTGGCTGTATTTTTTCATATTTTAAATTTAGGTTTAGGGCATGATTTAACAAACTTACATATTCAAGTGAATCCTCACAGAAGATAATATCACTTGGTACTCGCAATACGCTTTCGCCTACGATTGATTCGATGATTTCATATCTGTGATGGCTTTTAAACTCATTATAATAGTAACCATAATTGTAATATGCCATATCACGATGAAGCCATGCCCTCTTTCTAAACAGCATATCTAATTCAGGATTTTTAGGAAATTCAATCAAGTAATATTTCTTATTAGGAAAACGGTCTAGCAATCCTCGGTACTTGAACTCTATAAATCCGCCTAAATGAGAACTGAAAACATTAGATTGTGATGCATACATTTCGATATTTTTTTCAACATAATCGACCATTTTAGGATGCAATTGTCCTAAATTCATATCATTGATATGCGCATTTATTTCTATTTGATCATAGCTGCTATCACTAATTCTACTAGTAAATTGTGCATCAGTGCTAATCATATTAGCAAAATGATGACCACCCATATAGCACGGATAAATTCCAATAATATTTCTTAACATATTAATCTACGATTGGTGGAATATTGGTTTTCTTTTTAGGACGACCCCACTGTGCTTTTTGGTCTGCAATTTCTGTTCGCTGACCAGTTTCAATCATTGATATTTTTCCGCCACGTTTTAAAAATTCTGCAACTGCATCTGTTGCCAACTTTCTATCTGATTCTCGTTTGCTTGTCATTCACGATTCCATTAGGGTTAAGTTATGACTATACCACAATAAATTTATAAATCAATATCTTTATCATGAATGATTATAGCCAGTTTCTATTGATCCAACTTCCAAACCAGCCGTAGGCGATAAACCTATCTTACCTTCATAAAAAGTATTAAACGCAAAACTTATACGTGTTTCATCTGATTTATTTTCTTCGACTGAATGATATGTTGTGCTTGGAAATATGTAGAGATCATATTGTTTTGGTATAAAGTGATAATAATCATATGTAAAGTGATTATGTTTTGTAATTTTATCTTGAATGGTCATTCTTTGACTTATATCTCTATGCACACAAAATTTTCCACTATCATCATTTACAGTTAGATAAAAAACACCGCTCACTATACTGTTAGAATGATAATGTTTGTGATTGCTTGTGCCTTTGGGATTTTTGTTCAGCCATGATAAATGTATTTTTAAATTTGCATTTTCTTGACCTAAAACATTTTTTATAAAGTTATCTACATGATAATTTAGTATTTTTTGTAATTTAGATGATGACGGTAAAACTACATTTAATACATTATTTTCTATGCTTATATAATTTTTGTTTATGTTTAGTATGTAATTTTTTTCGTTATTTGCAAAATTAAGAAGTTGTTGTATTTCATCTAAATCAATTTCATCTGCAAGATTTACTCTATAAAATGGCGATGGAAATAATCCTAATGTTTCTGGCTCAGACATAATTTGACCTTAAAAGACAGGATATTTAATTGCAACCAGTTCAACAAAAAAATATTATTATTCTTTACTTTTTTGGAATGTCATACTTTTGTAGATCACGTCCCTTAATCATAGATGCAAGTTTTTGTGGATATGCTTTGCCTGTGTCTGTATAATTAATTAACTTAGGAACTAACGGTAATCCAACTATAGGCTTACCACTTTTTCGCATCATAGCACGTGCTGCGCGAAAATCATCATACGCATCGTGTGTATTAAGATTTGTCATATATGCAGCAATACTTTGATTGGGTGTATCAAATGAACGATAACGTTCGCCGTATGGACCCTCTACACCGCCGCTCTTTGCCCAAGATTTTTGACCATAGAAAGCATTTGAACTGCGTGTTTTTTCATCTTGACCCCAAGTGCTTTCAATAGCCGCTTGCGCTAGCGCAATGCTTGGCGGAATAATATCAATCTTTTCAAGTAGGTCATATAAGTTATCTTCACCATACTTTTGTGTAAGTGCATAAACCCAACCATTTTCTTCTTGTGGAAGTTTCTTTCCACTCTTTAAATATTTTATATCACGAATAAGGCGACTACGCTCGCCTAATATTTTATTATTTTCTGCTTGAATTAGCGGTAGTACGCTTTGTGTAAAGGCTGCAACACGTTGATCTACGGTCATCTTATCAACATCTGCCAATCCTTTTGGAAAGTTAGGATTGACTCGTTTCTCTGCTTTTTGTGGTTCATTTTGTTTTTGAATGTTACTTTGTGGTTGTTGTTGCGTTTGGGCCACAGTAATAGGAGCCTCTGGTGATTTTGGAGCATTTAGGGCAGAATATCCGCCAAAACCAAGCCCACCTGCTACTGCACCTGCTGCTGCGAGGCGTTTTAGTCTATCTGTAATCGGACCTTCAACGAGTTCCTCGTCATATAATTCATTTAGTAGCATTAAAATATTTATTGATTAACCTGTCTTTTTATAATATAGTCATTTTCTAGACTAAATATCTATGCTTCCAAATCAAGTGGGTAACGGAAAGCATGGCGACGATACTGTCAAATTAAACTATGGAGTAAAAACCAAACGTTGCCTCAACAAATATTAATAATAATATTGGTTGAAAAATAATTAGACAAAAATTGTTGTCTATGATATAACCAAACATCTGAAAAAGGAAAATACAAAATGAAGACTTTTATTACAACTACTATGGCTCTATTGGCTCTTACTGTTGCCGCAAGTGCAACTGATCTACCAAGCAAGGCAAAGGCACCTGCAGCACCTGCTCCAGTTGCTGCACCAGCACCTGTATCAAATGATAGCTTGACTATCACTTATGGTCAAGACCTTGGCAACAACTTCGGTGCAAAGGCTGATGACACTTATGGCATTAGCTATAAGCACAATCTTGGTGGCGGTTTCTCAGTTGGTGGCGCAGTAAGCCCAACTCAGTATCTTGATAACACAATCAAGGCAACTGCAGAACTACAGGCTGGTTACGCACTTCCTGCAATGGCTGGTATTACCCTAAGTGGTAAGGTTGGTGTTGGTGAGCGTTTCCTTGCTCCAACTAACTATCCATACTATGCACTTTATGGTAATGCTGATTACAAGATCATGGACGGTCTAACTCTTAATGCTGTTCAGTATCGTTATCGTAGTGCTGTTGATAGCAACACTTATGGATGGCAGAGTCATCGTCTTGGAACTGGTGTAACTTATGACATCACTTCAAACTACAGCGTAAGCGCAACTGTGTATCGTAGCTTTGATACTTCATCAAACTTCAATGCAACTGGTGATGCTTTCTCACTTGGTTTGACTGCAAAGTTCTAATTTTTATAATATAGAAATACAATCAAGGCGGGAATTTTTCCCGCCTTTTTTATTAAGCAATTTTTTTCTGAAAAATCTTAGAATATTCATATTTTTCTGGACAAAATTTACACTGATCTATAGGATTTTTTAAAGTTTCTAGCACATCGCTATTGTTCATAACTGCTTCTACCGTTATAGGATTATAACTTGTAATAAGATTTTTATCGCTATCGGAAATTGTAAATTTTTGTGGAAATTGTGATATCAAATGTGGCAATACTAGCGAAACACCACATTTGTATAGTTTTCCCTCCCACATATGATGGCATGTTTTCATATCACATTCTTTATGTGAAATAGTTGGCTCACTATTATGTAAGGTATATTCTAATCCACGTTCTATTAACGAACTTTGGTGAAATACGTAAAATAACCATATTTCAAAATTTACATTCTTATCTGTAGTTCCACGAATTATCTTTAATGGGTCAAGTGTTAATTTTGCTTTAAATTTTCCAAAACATGTTTGAATATTTTTTACAGCGGCATCAAATAATTTTTCATTATGCACACTAACTTTGACCATAATATTATTTTGTATAATAGCATCAATTAATTCAGTGTGATATTTGCCAAATAAGATACCATTTGTGTGTAGTGTTATATGCGCACTTGGCCATAGTTTTCTAAGATCAAATAATATTTTTATAATATTTGGATGTAGTAGTGGTTCGCCACCAATAATACCAATATGTTTTAATCTTACCACCTTGCTCCATTTTTTATATAATGGCAGGTAAGTTTCCCAATCGGTTGAACCAGTGATGCGAAAGTTGTTGAAACGATTGCAGTTTGAACAAGCTAAGTTACAATCATGATTTAAATAAAATTCAGTATATTCTATAATATGGCGTTTCATATTGCTTACTTAGTATGCAACGCACCACCGAACTTATGTTTTTTTCATCAAACGAGCAATTTTTGCCTTGGCATCTTCACTAGATTTAGGAAAGTTCTGTAAAGAAAGTGTTGCCTTTTTAATATCTTCTGGCGCTGGTTCTGGTAACGAAAGTGTTGCTTTCTTAACATCTTCTGCTACTGGTTTAGGCAACGTGATGGGTGGTTTTACAGGAATATCGTTTTCATAATCATACCCATCCCGCTCCCTTTTATCAGCGGTAGCAATCCAATGGTCTAATTCCCACATTGCTTCCGCAAGGTTGAAGACCAACATGAAGCCAAGTATGAATAAAAGGAAGATTAATGCCCACATTTTTATATTTTACCATAATTGGGCTATTTGTCAAGGGTTTTTTAAATCGTATATAATTAAAAATAATGCTTGACAAATCTCTAGGACGTGGTATTTTAAGTAATGGGGCAATGTATGCCCCCTTTTGGGCAAGGTCTGCCCGTGACAGTAAGGAGTTTACTATGGAATATCGCAGTTATTATTTCGGATACGGAATGAATACCCACCCTGATCAGATGGCAAAGCGTTGCCCTGATGCTACATTGGTAGGCGTTGCGCATCTGAACGACTATCGTCTTGTATTTCGTAATCATGCTGACATTGAGATTGATGTAGGTAGTATTGTCAGTGGCGTGTTATGGGAAGTAAGCGAAAGCGATATGATTGCGCTTGACCGTCTTGAAGGTTTCCCAAATTATTACTTGCGCCAGCGTGTGTTGGTTCAAACTGAGACCGACGCATATATTGCTTGGGTATATAGCATGGCTGACCAAGACTATGAGATGACGCCTAGCACATCCTATTATGACCTTTGCACCGAAGGTTACAAGCATCATGGTGTTTCTGTCGTTCAATTAATAGAAGCCAAAGAAGCAGCGCCATCTCAGAAATATGTTGACACGACCTATGATTACGGGTATGACTACTTTAACGATCAATCTTGGGAACGTTTTGACAACGGCGTTGATGAGAAATATGATCGATATGTATCACAGCAATATGGTTTTTATGACCGCAATTTGGAGAAGTAAGAATGGCCAAGTCCGCACTGATGTTAAAAACTAAACCTAAGAAGACGGTTGCTCGTCAGCCTAAGTTTATGGACGAAAAATTTACTGGTCCTGAACCAGTGTGGGCTGATGCTAAGAAATGGTCTCCTGACAAACTGCGTCAGGAGATTACCCATGCTCTATATTTCTACAATTATTATATGAGTGCCGCTGACATGCGAAAGTATGTTGTAGAGTTTGGTCAGAAGCATCTCAACTGGGGCAAGGCAGAAATCTCTGCCTTTGCTGAATGTGAAGATAGTCGTGTAGGCATTACTATTGGCAGTATCTCTAAAATGATTTTGAATGGTTGCCCGATGGCAATTGATGCTGAATTTATCACCAAGAAGGTTGCCGAACTGTTAGCATATGGCAATGCACGTCTTGCTGAAAAGAAACAAGTGGTTGAAAAACCTGTTGCCAAGCGTAATGTGCAAGATCACTTGCGTGACAAGTTGTCTGATACTATTGGTGACTTGGAAGTTATGTTTGATGCCCTGATAGAAGGTTCAACGGAAACGCCCGATTTCATGGCTTATTTCCGTGAAGGAAATATGCCACAGGCATTTGTTGCTCGTATTCGTGAAAAGTATGCAGAACAGTATGCAGAATTGCTCGAAGGTCAAGACAAGAAAGGTGACGCTGCCCTACGTGAAGCCTATGCTTGGATGACCAAGCCAGTGTTCAAGCGTTATGATGCATGGTATAAGGCTCTCTTTGATGCCCTCACGACCTATGGCGTAGTCAAGGCTGCTGTGCGTAAGGTTCGCAAGGCTCGTCCGCCAAGCAAGGAAAAGGTAGTCAAGAATGTCAAGTATATGAGCGAGTTTAAGGAACTCAATGTTGTATCTGTTAATCCTGTGGATATCATTGGTGCAACCGAATTGTGGGTTTATAATACCAAGACCCGTAAGATTGGCAAGTATGTGGCTGCTGTCAGCAGTGGCGTATTGGGTATCAAGGGCAGCACTATTCTTGGCTTTGATGAAAAGTTAAGCGTTGCAAAAACGCTACGCAAGCCGCAAGAACAAATGAAGGCATTTATGGGCGCAGGTAAAATCCAACTCCGTAAGTTCATGGACGGTATTCGTGCTACAGAAATTGCCTTGACAGGTCGGTTAAACGGTGATACAATAATTCTTAAATCAATCAAGTAAGAGGTTTGTATGACAAACTATAATCACTTTCGTATTATCAATGACCTAACAGGTCTCGCTACCAAACTTGGCTTTGAAATTAAACCAAATCGTGGTGCGTTCAATTCTTATGCGTATGAACAGAATGGCGGTTCAGATTTTTCTCTTACAATTCCAGACGATGATGGCACAATCTTACCAGTTTATTCTCGTAATGTAACAATATATAGTGGTAGCGCAGAAGATTGCATCCACTTCATGCATGGTTGGATGAAGCATCGTGAGTATATGAATATACTTGGTTTTAAGGATAAGACCGTTGCTGATCGTGAGAAAAAAATAGTAGATCAACGTAAAATGGATCGTATGACAAAAGCAGTTGTAGATGGTAAAGACCCAGGTCCAGATTGGTATGAAGGTAAAGAAGATGAAGATATGCCCTTCTAAACCTATTACAGTCTTCCGCACTTCTTTAAGAGAAGGTCATATTGGTAAATCCACAAAGTATATAATAGAAGCCGCCAAAGGTGAAGCCAATATATTATGGCATGAATGTAGTACAAATTATAAATGGGTATGGGAGAACGCCATTAAAGACAGCATAACTTTCCATGCCCATTTTGATATTGCATCACTTGAATGCCGTGTAGCCGTCACTGCCCAATTTGAACCAGAAGATTTAACTTACTATCTTATGGCATTTGAAGTAGATTAAATAACAGTATGATAGTTCATCGTTTCCGTATGGGTGATGTAGAAGATGCGCAACTCTATGCTGCTGGTCCCATTATCATGTGGCAACAAAGTGAAGCTGGTGCGTGGGTAATGGAACATGCGCTAGAAACTCCCATCTTTAGAACAGGTATAAACAGTCCTGATAGGTATATTGGTTATACGGTAACCATTGAAGCAGATTTTACACCAGAAGATGAAGTTTATTTCTGGTTACGATGGGGAGATAACCTTACCACACACCCTGACCTTTCCAGTTATATGTAAAACTACAATCTAGAAAATTACTGTCTCGTGAGCCATCATGATTCACATGGTCAAAATTATAATCATGTGTTGCATACCACTCGCCCCTGTCATTTATATTAAAAACATGTCTTGCAGTATATTGGCAACCTAACCTATCACCAAACTCATTGATATCGCTCTGTGGATCAAAGTTAA